ATTGATCTACGGATACCAGCATCACCCAATGCAGCAGCATTAGAAGTTGAAGAGTTGTAAACCGTAGCACCAGTAGAACCGATAAATGCGTTAGTTGATGCAGCAGCAGTAGAGTAGGCAGTACCTGTACCAACTGCTCGACCAAGCTGAATCAAGTCAGTATCAACCTGAGTAGCAAGAGCATAACCTGCGTCATCAGTATAGAACTTACGCAAAGAAGCTAGTGCTTGTGTCTCTACGATATCCTCGATCAAACGTGAATACTCGTAGTGCTTGTTGATAAGAACCTGTACTTCTGACTCAGTTGCAGCAATAAGCGTTACCTGAGAAGAAGCTGCCTTTGCAGATGCAGAACCACGAGTAGGCTTCGGAATGTGAAGCGTATCGCCTTTCTTACCTTTGAAAGACATTTTAGAGAAAAGATTAGCAGCAACAAGATTAGCCTTATATGCTGCAACGATTTCGTCACTCCAAATCTCTGGGATAAATTTATCCGCAGTAGTCTTGGTGACGTGATTAGTACCAAGTGCCATTTTTTATTTCCTTTCAGTTATTTGACTCTCCCCTCAGCATAAGCCTGTAGGAATTCGTCAGCATGTTCATAGTATTTAGAAGGGTTTGTTCTCAAAAGCTCCCGTAACGCAGCCCGACTATAAACCTTCGCTGATCCAACAGATGAAGTACCAGTATCAACAGCAGCAGCTTTCAAACTCTTAGCTCTGTTCTCACTCGATGTAGTTACAATATCTTCTTTCTGCTTTTGTTTTGCAGAACCTGAAAGAGTTTTCCAAGTTCCTAACAACTCAGCAGCAGAATCAAAATCATAACCACCGTCAGCTTCTTGATATAATCTCTGTCTGACAGGTGACGAGTTAACCCATTGCTTAAAGTTATCGTCTTGAACAATCTCCTGAAAATCAGGAAATGCCTGTTGCAACTTCTGTGTTACTGTTTGTGCTCTCATAAGAGCAGCTTGTTCTTCAGCCTGTTTAATCGCAGGATGGTTACTAATGTAACGCTCCATTGATTTTTCTGGATCTGTGAAGTATTCTTCGTTAGTATCCGTTTCAGGTTCTTTTGATGCTTGTTGTCTACTTTGGAGAAGTTCCCGTTTCATCATTTCATCGAAAAACTTTCGATGTTCCCCAACCTCTTGAGCCTGCTTACCAATAAACTTTTCAGCTTCTTGGTGCATCTTGATGATTTCTTTAACTGATTTACCTTTATACTTGCTTGGTAAATCATCTTCAGAATCGTCAACGCTCTGTGCTTCTACCTGTTCTTCCTGAGAGTTATCCGTAGGTTCTTCAACTTCTGGGGTCTCTTCAGTTTCAGCTTCTAGTTGGTTCTCAACTACTTGTTCTTCTAACGGATCTTCAAAGTTCGCCATATAATCTCCTGTCACTATGTGATTTTAGGAATTAAAAAATATCACCTGACGCTAACCCTCGTTGCGTTTTTGGGCGATACGGTTTGCCTCTTCATGTTTTCTAGCCCAGGCATCAGCAGCAGTTGGAAAGTCTCCAGTTACTCCTTCTAATGCAATCCTAGGTGTCGAAATGATACGGAGAGACACACACTGACAAGTAGGACACTCAATGGTGTTTACCTCCTCATCAATATACTTTTCTACAGTGTGACCTTCGCCACACCTAAACTCAAATATCCTTTTGCTCATTGTTTAGTTGCTCCCAGGCTTCTTCAGAAAGTTGTTTGAGAGTTCTAATCCAATGTAATACATCTAACTGACCTTTACGAAAGTTAAGCTCATCAAAGCTCTTAGTAGCCATCAAGCTATTTCTTTCGTCTATTACTCCTTCTATATCAGTGATTAAATCTTTCCATCCTTTACTTGACATCATGTCAAATCTTGCTTCATAATACTCTTGAAGGTCTTTATCCAAAATGGAGTCCTCTATGTAGTAACTATAATGAGGCATTATTATAACATATTTTTAATGTTTTGTCAAGCATTATTCATTCTTTTTTTCTACCATCTGCTTGTCAACAATCCTCTCTTTAGACTCTATGTCCTTTTCCTTGAGAAGAATGTCAGCAATCTTTGCTCTCTTCTGAAACTCTTTAGTATCATCATCTTTGATGTTAGCTGACAAGTTTCTAATAATGTCAGACTTAACTTTATCTTCCATCAAAGAAGCCTCAATCATAAGTTTCTGTGCCCTAGCCTGCGCCTCTTGTGCATCAGCAGCAGACTCTTGTGCTCTAGCTTGCAACTCAGCAGTCTGAGCAGCAAGATATTGCATCTGAGCCTGTTGTGCTTGCATCTGCATCTCTTGAGCTTGTGGGTTAGGCTGAGACATCTGGTCTAACTGCTGTACCAACTGTTCTCTGTTCAACAAGCCTGAAGTAGCAACAATGCTTCTTAGAATCACAGGAACAATAGGAGACTGTGGACCTAATGTCTGCATCAAACCAATCGACTGTTGTTGCTCGTACTCTCTTGCAATAGCACCAATACTTGACATTGTAGTAAACTTAAAG